GAATTGCAGATCATCAAGGAAATGTTTGAAGCAAGTGTCGATGGTGAAGCATATGATCCAGACCGTTGGGCTCAGTATTACCGTCCGTATGGAATGAACAAACCTGATGCCTCGGTAACTGTATCCCCGCCCCCTGCAACGACAACAGCAAAGGTTGAAGTGCTTGACACAGTGGAAACAGTGGATGAAATTCCTTTTGAAACGGTGCCACCGGCAGAAGAAAAGCCAGCAGCAACTGCATCAAAAGCGGAAGATATTTTAGCACAAATTAGAGCTAGACAGAAGGCATAATACCAGTGATATATGACGCATCATCTTATGGTGCCATATTGAATAATGAGTTTGATGATGTATTTTCATCATCAAACTCATGTGCCGTGGTTGACCACTTAGGTGGATTTAACATTAACACAGAGAATGAAATGCTAGATGCTATTTTATCAGTGAACAATGATATTATAATTCATGTGGAATACATTCTGCATGAAACAGTGTATGGCAATAATACAAGGTTTTATAACGAAACACCACTTTATCGGCATTTTCATGGATATAATGTGCATCCCCGTATAGAGTTTGATAATTTTTTATGTAGTTTTAATGGATCAGCCCATGTATCTAGGCAATTATTAAGTTCCATTATTAATAAGTTTGGGTATTTTAATCCAGTTTATTGTAGTAAGAATTTTGCATATAGCAATGGTTTTATATCAGAACAACTGCGGCATTTGGACTTAACCACCAATGAGATCCAACTATATAGCAAGTTTTTTATTGATAATAGTGAGTTTAATGACACAATCTATTCATTTGGGCATGTTAGATACGATCATGCCCGAAATATTTATAATTTGGAGGATAAACTGACTAAAAGTTTCGTACATATAGTTAGTGAAACTATGGCGACTAGTTATTGTCCATCCGTGTCAGAAAAGTTCTTGTATAGTATAGTAACTAGGGGGTTATTTGTGGCATATGCCCAGCCCAATTGGCATGCACACATAGAGCAGTATTATGGATTTAAGCTATATGACACTATATTTGATTATAGGTTTGATAAAATAAAAAACCCAGTAAAGAGATTGGTTGCATTGATGGAAATGATATCAAAGTTTTCGCATCTGTCTATCGATGATTGGAATGATTTGTATTTGATGGAACAGGATAATATAGAATATAACTATGATCATTATTTTAGCAAGCGTTATCTGGATGTGTTAAAACAGCATGAATAATATTACCGATTTATTAATTGGGTGCAGTTTTACCGATCCACAATGGCAACCAACTGTAATACCATGGAGTATCAACTATGCCGATAAAACACCATCTTATATAGTAGCACAAGCAGGAATGGGCATTAAAGGAATTATTACCGAAGCTATGTATTTTTTAGAAAATACTAACACCATCGACAGGTGTGTAGTGATATTACCGGATTTATGGAGAATTGACATAGAATTAGACAATGAAACATATATTGGCAATGCAATGGTTGATGTGTTAGTTTCGGATAGCAATGGATATGAAATTTTTCAACCAGCAACCCGGAAATGGGCAATTAGTGGCGGAATAACATATGATAGAACAAGCGAATATGCAAAAATATTTGATTTCTTGTATAAACATCAATCGTTTTATGTTATACTAAAAGAACAGATGCGGTATTTGAAATTTTTCATCAATCATTGCAAAAATAATAACATTGAATACCATATATCGGCGATATCTGATCCAATGCCTCAAATGCAATGCCTTGATTTTATTATTGATGATGTGAATGCATTAATGAAAGATGTAGAATATGAATCATGGTTTACGTTTGCTGGAATGTTTATAGATGAGTTTTTAGGCCATAACAAACACCCTACTACGGAGGAACATATTGTGCTAACCGAGTATATAAAAATGTTAAAAAGGAAATAAAATGACAAAACCATTTGACGTAAGTAAATTTAGAAAAAGTATTACAAAATCAATTGATGGATTATCAGTGGGGTTTAATGATCCCACTGATTGGGTCAGCACGGGAAGTTATGCGTTGAATTACCTTATCAGTGGAGATTTCCATAAAGGTATTCCGCTAGGCAAAGTCACTGTCTTTGCGGGAGAATCCGGTGCCGGAAAATCGTATTTTGCATCAGGTAACATTGTAAAAAATGCACAAGCACAAGGAATCTTTGTTGTTCTGATTGATAGTGAAAATGCATTAGATGAAGCATGGCTTAAAGCACTTGGTGTAGACACTGCCGACGATAAATTACTAAAACTTAGCATGTGCATGATTGATGATGTTGCTAAAACTATTAGTGAGTTTATGGATGGTTATAAGGCAATGGACGAAGAAGATAGACCAAAGGTATTGTTTGTGATTGATAGCCTAGGCATGCTTCTTACACCAACCGATGTTAAACAATTTGAAGCTGGTGATCTTAAAGGTGATCTAGGGCGCAAGCCAAAGGCACTAACCGCATTGGTAAGGAACACGGTTAATATGATCGGTGCATATAATGTAGGTATTGTAGCAACCAACCACACCTATGCTAGCCAAGATATGTTTGACCCTGATGATAAAATATCTGGTGGATGTTTAACAGCCGGACATAAAATATCAATGTCTGATAATACATTTAAAAATATTGAGGAAATTGTAAAGGAAGATAGTGTTATCACGCTTAATGGTAATGTTGCAGTTGCCGAAACATTTAAGTTTGATAATAAGGAAGTATTTGAAATAGAATTGGAAACAGGAGAGGTTATACAAGCTACCGCAGAACATAAATTTTTAGTTTCAGTGATAGATAATACATTTATATGGAAAACAGTAGGTGATTTAAAAAAGGATGATTTTATTTTATATGAAATGAACCTTAAAAAAATTAAAATTAAAAATATAAAACCGATAGGATTGCATACCGTGTATGATATTAATGTTCCTGGTGAACATCATTATTTGCTTGAAAATGGTATTATTAGTCATAATTCTGGTTTTATATATGCTAGTTCTATCGTCGTTGCGATGAAGAAGTTAAAGTTAAAGGAAGATTTAGATGGTAATAAAACCACAACAGTACAAGGTATTCGTGCAGCATGCAAGGTGATGAAAACTAGATATGCTAAACCATTCGAGTCAGTCCACGTTAAAATCCCATATGAAACAGGTATGAACCCATATAGTGGGTTAGTTGATTTGGCAGAAAAGCAAGAATTACTTACCAAACGAGGTAATCGTTTAGTCTATATTAATAAAGAAACTGGCGAAGAGCTGTTGCAATTTAGAAAAGCGTGGGAAAAAAACACCGATGGGTGCTTGGATATGATAATGGCGGAGATTAGTATTGGAGTGCTAGATACTGAAATAAATAACCCTAAAGAAATTACAACAGAGGAATAGAATATGAGTTTAGATTTATCATTGGAAATATGGGAAGCATTAAGACCGCATATTGCAGGTGGGTTTCAAGAAGCAGCAGATGATTTCGTGGTGGTATTAACTGAAAATATGCTTGATCCTGTGGATATAAATGAATATAATACTGATCCTCACATAAAAAAATCATTACTAGATTATATTGATGTTGAAGATTATGAAGAGGAAGAGGATGCATTCGGTGGAATAGAAGATGAATCCTAATGGGATATTCCCTATACAAACTGCTAGTGCATGTAAATTAAAATGGACATGGAGTACGATTCGATTATACGATGGCACAACATGCTCGTGCCATCGTTGTAACCATCATACTTTTAATATAGATACTTTTGACTTTCACAATACAGCAGCAAAGCTAGACCAACGCGCAACAATGCTTGATGGTGACTGGCCTAACGGGATAGGTTGTGAATTCTGCCATGATGTTGAGCTAGTGGGTGGCACCAGTGATAGAATGTTCCAAAAAGGTATCACAGGATACCCATCAGAACTAGATTTAGATAAAAAATGCACCGAAGTAACACCAACAACTGTTGAGGTTTATTTTGATAATAAATGTAACTTGGCATGTGTGTATTGTGTGCCAAAACTCAGTTCTAGAATTCAACAGGAAATTAGTAAATTTGGTGGTTTCAGGCATGGTTTTAACCGATCAGAATACTCTGGTTATGAAGAAATATTCCCAGTATACAATAAACACGAGGAATACGATTATATTAAGCGTAAATTTTGGGAATGGATGAAAGAACATTCATCCAATTTATTAAGATTTCATATATTAGGTGGCGAACCATTCTACCAGCAGGACATGGATAAATGTATTGACTTTTTCAATGAAAATCCGAACGAATTATTAGAAATGAATATAGTGAGTAATTTATCAATCCCACACTCAAAATTTTGTTCTTATATTGATAAATTGAAAATTCTGGTGCATAATAAGAAAGTAAAAAGAGTAGATATAACCGCTAGCATTGATTCGTGGGGGAATGGACAAGAATATGCGAGGTATGGAATTGATCTAAGTTTATTTGAAAGAAATATGTATTATATGTTAGGTCAAGAAGATTGGTTAAGGATTAACGTTAATCAGACTATCAGCAACCTGTCTATAAAACATATGAAGTATCTTCAGCACAAACTCATTGAGTGGCGTAAATTAAAAAAAGTATCGCAATATTTTGGCTTAGTTGTGCATTGGGATTTCTTGCATCCTCGTATAATGCCATGGCAAATGTGGGAGGAAGATTTTGGTGAAGTATTGGATTTAATGGGTCAGGATTTGGTAAATGCGGATAATAAAGAGGCATATAAAATGATGAAAGGCATAACGATGCAATTGCGACAATATTCAGAATATGAAATGGGTAAAATTGAACAAATGAAGTTATATTTGGATGAAATAGATCATAGACGTAGCACTAATTGGAGAGAAGTATTCCCGTACTTAGATATATAATATGTGGTATTCAAAGATAACAAATGATTTATCCAATATACCTAAATTTATTGAATACTTCAATAATGAATTAACCAATGCGAAAAAAGAAGTTAAGATAAATGGCAATGTTGAGGTGAATATTAAGGAGTTGCCAGGTATTACAGAACACCGCTTTTATCAATTGCAAGAGATAGAAGCGGTGTTAGCATACTTGGATATTCAATTACGGCAGATTAGACGTAAATACTTTAAGAATTATCTTGAAAGTTATAATCGTGCATTAAGTAGTAGAGATGCAGAAAAGTACGTCGATGGTGAAGATGAGGTCGTGACTTTTGAAATCCTAATGAATGATGTTGCATTATTGCGTAATCGTTGGTTAGCTATTCTAAAAGGATTAGACCAGAAGAGTTTTATGCTTGGTCATATTACCAAACTTAGAACAGCAGGAATGGAGGATGTTGCCGTATAATGTTTACATCAGAAGAAGAAAGCCATAATCATAGCTTAGAAGTATTGAACTTGTTATACCAATACAATGATTTCATGGATAGTGTTAGTTCATTGTGCGATATGGGATGTGGCACTGGTGCTGACCTAGAGT